ACGTAGGTACATACACACATTCTATTTCTGTATACCCATTTTTCTTAGCATAATTAAATCTATTATTTCCTATAGCACAACGATATTTTAAATCTTGTTCTATTGTTTTGTTTGAATCTTGCCTATGATTTTGCTCTTCATAGTAGATCATAAAAGTTTCTTGTAACCAAACTATCGGAGGCCAAATCATTCCTCTTTCGTTTAAAGATTTTTCTAACGCATTTACAAATTTAACATCTTGTATTGCACACGCATCTAACTCCCAATAAACTTTATCTAAATTAAAAACTCTAGTATCCCATTCAGGAAATTTATTTTTTGCTTTTAATATCATTAGATAAAATAAGAGGGCAAGTTGCCCTGCCCTCCTAAAAGTTATTACTAAGCAAGTAGATCTCTGTCTACTTCATTAGCTCCATCTGCTGCAAAATGAACAGTGCTTTGATTACCCATAGCATCTATATCCATTAATATAGCAAATATACGGATTTGCCCTGTATTAGGAGCAGTTGATGTTGCTTGAAGCTCAAGATCAAGAGTATCAGCAGTTGCACCTACAAAGAAAGGAACTCCTGCTTCTGCTGCAGGTGTAAGATAACCTACACCTGATGACAGAATAGCAGAGTCATCATCAATGTCTGCTCCTGCTATATACTGATCAACATCTGTTATACCTAAATTAACAGTATTACCATCAGCACCAGATTGAACTGATTCAATCATTTCTGCTCCTGCTGTTAATACCATAGTATTAGTAGGTATAGTGATTGCTTCAACGATATCACCTGCACTTAGGGCATCTAGATCAGCGTGTCCGAAATCTATAGTAGTTTGAACCATATAAGGCTTTCTACTCGGATTACCTACACCTCTAGCATCAACTTTAAAAGTACTAATTGTAGCCATTGTGTATCCTCCCTAAGCTGCGTTATATTTAGCAGTTACGATAGCTTCTGGGCGAAGTATCTTTCTGCCATATAGATGCATACCACGAACAATGTCAGCAAAGCTGTCAGGATCACGATATGTTTCTGTTTTACTTAACTGCTCTGCAGTAGCAATAGCAGAACCATGACCTGCAACAAGCACACCGAAGTTTGCATTTTGGTTTGCAGAACCTGTTGTACCTGCACCTGTACCTACTGAGGGTAAGTTACTAGATACATAAACTCTAAATCCTGCTAAGTTGTTTAGAACAAGACCATTCTTAACTGAAGCTTCTGCGTAATCAGCATTGACTAGCTTAGAATTTTCATCAGAAAGTAGTTCCATAAACACAGGATCAATGACTAACCATCTATCCTGAGTATCAACTTGCTGTTGATTTAAAAGTCGGTTCATTCTATTTACAATCTGCATTGGTGACGCAGTTGCTGTTGGAACAGATGTAGCACCATTTGGAACATTAGCTACAGGTATTGAATGATCTCCTGCAGAAGTTGTTGTTATGTTACCAAAAGAACTTTTAATTAACTTCATAGAAGTAAGAAGTTCATCTGATCCTGCTGTTGATACAGCCTTAGAACCATTAACACTAGTATTAACAGCGTCAGCTACAGAATGTAAATTTGACTGTGAATAACCTGATAGATAACCTAATACCTCTTGGTCATATTGGTCAGACAATCTGTATGCAGCTCTGTCAGTTGCAAGTTGCATAAAGTTTACATGACTGTGGGCTTCTTCAATGTCATCCATTTTAAAAGCATAATAGTTTGCTTTATCAACAACGAGTTGAAAATCCTCATCATCTAAATCTTGTGCAGTTACTTGTGTGCCTCTGGCATAAGACTTAACTGAAATTTCTGGTTCTTTGATAATCCTGACTGTATCGCCTTGATTAGCAATTTCTCCGAAATAATCAGAGTTAGTTATATCTCCTACAACAGTTGACTTGCGAAATGCAAGCTGTACCTGTTTGGAGTAAATTACAGGTGAAAAATTACCATTAGGTAAATTTCCATGACCTGTTGCTGTTTGAAAAGCCATAATAAAATCCTCCTATTGTTTGGCTTATTTAAAAGCTAAACGTCTTAGAAGAGGCTATATTTTCTAGAGTGCATATAACAGCAAGATAGCAAGTCTTAAAGTCTATGGGTCTATACTTATATAGGTAGTCTTTTACTAGTTTAGTCTTCTTATTACTTATACACAAAGGTAGTCTGTATTAGAGGCTTTGTGTCTAAGGGTTAGTTATACAGATAAAATACTTTTTGTCAAGGATTATCTTGCACTTCCTGACATATCATAGATTATTTTACCAGATCTATGAGCTTCATTTATTTTATCAGCATTCTTTGCATATTCTGCGTCACTCATTTTGGCAATGTCAGACTCTTTTATTTTGTCTGAAGACTCTGTAGCATCTACTTTAGTCTTTGAGCCTTTGTCTACCAACGAGGCAGCAGCTTTTGTTTTATCTTTTTTATCCGATCTTGTAAGTCCATTATCAACTTTATACAGATCAATAACACGTACAACCGAAGCAGCATCATCCGTATTTTCATACAAAGCGTTTTGCACCCATTTAGGCTGTGCTTCAACCCAATTATGAAATTCATCGGAATCACGTAACTCATCAAAGTCTGAATGCGCTTTCCTAATTTCATTCTCTGCACGACTCCTTGTTGCTTCTTCTTTTGCTTTACTAAGTTCTTCTATTTGTATATTAGCTTTGTCAAACATTTGTTTTGCACGTTTGTCAGCTATTGTCTCCACCATTCCTGCTACATCAGGATATTTATCTACCCATGCCTGTAGGTCTTCATCAGACTTTGGTGGTACAAGTTTTTCTGTTTGTCCTAACTTGTCTTCTAGCTCCTTAATCTTGGCATTGTATTCTTTTTCTTTAGCAGCTAGGTGTCTTCTCATATCTCCATAGCGAGTTTTAAAAGATTTCTCTTCATCGCTAAGTTCAACTTCTGGTTTAACCTCTTCAGTTTTTTCTTCAACCTTTGGTTCTTCTTTTGTTTCTTGAGATTTAGCTTGTTTTTCCATAAGCTGTTTTAGTTCTTCTTCATCTTTTTTGATCTTGTCTTTATACTTAGATCTACTCCTGCTCATATATCCTGCAGTTTTTTGTGCTTCCACATTTTCTAATTCTGGCATTTTACTTTTCCTTTCTTGGGGTCAACATTGTTGAGTAGCCAATTATTTTTTGTTTCTACGTTTTGGTCTTTGTAATAATCCTCCTTTTGCTTTATTTTGTTTTGCTTCTTGTCTTTCTCTTAATGCACTTTTATAACCTACATCACCTAATTTTTTTCCTGATGAATCAGTTCTTCCTACATATTTTGCACTTGCTCCCGGAGTTACAGATTTTGAAGCAGTTTTTGATGCTTTTTGTAAGTCTGTATCATCTGATTTAATTGTTAAATCTCCACTTATATTTTGATTATCGTCATTATCATCTTCAACGTCTTTAACAATTCTTTGTGGTTTAGTAACAGTATCTGTATCTTCTATGCCAAAAAGACTTTTACCAAAATTTATAAGTCTATCAAAAAACGTAGGTCCTGATTGAGCTGCATTTGCAATTATTTTATCTACCTTAGCTTCATCCACTTTTCCACCAAAAGAAGATTTTAATTCTTGACCTACAAGTTTTACTTTAGTTGACATCGGCAAGTTATAATATTCATTTACACCTAAGCCTAAACGATTTGCAGAGGTTAATACTGCACCATAACCCTGTTTAGTCATGTTCATAATATTACCATTTTTATCTTTAATAGCCTCTGCGTTCATACCCTTAAAAGCAGAATCATTAGATAAAGTCAATGTAGAAATAAATTCTGGATCTCTGCTATCATCTCTATCTTGTTTCTTTTCTTGTACTTTAGTAGGAGAAGGTTTAATAGTAGACCAAGGTGGTTGTGTATACATAACGTCTTCTGGTGGAGTTACAATACCATTGACAAAAGTTACAACCCTTGATTCACCTGTTTCTCCGTGATAGTAGGTAACTGTTTTAGTTATATTGTTTTGTTGTAGTTGACCAGTTTTAGCTACAGGACTCACTGGAGTAAAACCTAGTGTAGCATAATCTACTGGATTAAAAGTTCTAGCTTTTTCTATTTCTGCCACATCCTCAGCTACACCACCATTAGAGTAACCTATCATACCACCTTCTGCTTTTTTCTTTTTCTTTTTATCATCTGCTTTACCAAAAGCAATCATAGTCATATCTACTTCTACAGGCTCACCACCTATTCTACCTGTAGCTTCCATCTCTGCGAGACCACGCTTTGCTTCTGCACGTATATCTTCAAAAAACTTTACACCAAAATATTGTACAACATCTGCAGGAACAACGTATTCACCATCACTTATTC